ATTTTCTAGTGCAGGTCTCTGCGCTGAAAATAATATTGGCCCTTTAAAGTGTGTAGCCATAATAAACCTCCTTGGTTGTATAGACCATTCGTTATGCAGTCTCTATACCGTCTGCTAGCCCAGTGTGCATAACTATTAACTGCTAGAATTTCAATATGGCATAAAAAAAGGGCGGAGTCAAAGACAACCGCCCTTATGAATTAATCCGAAAGGATTTAAATATTATGCACCAGATGTACCAAATACACAACGTGGATCTGAGAAACCAAATGAGTATCTCTCTCTTGCTTTGTATCTGATATTACCTGTATCAAAATCACCTTCCATCACTGTCTTTAATGGTGTTCTGGTAAAGTGTTTGAAGCCATTAGGGGCATCAGTTTTGATAAAGAAAGCATCTGCATCAGTTAGATAGTGGTTTACCACATAACCCTGTGGAATCACTCCCATGTTTCTGATGGCATTGATGTCATTATCTGCTGTGCCAGTCCTTAATGTTGACTCCATTAATCGGTTAGCTGTGAACTGTAGCTGTCTTGGTACAATAAGTTTCATACCTTGAATAGCTGTTCTTAAGCCTCTTTCATCTCTGAAATCAGCGATGTCGATTAAGGATTGCTCGAGTGAAGTTTCATTCAAGTCAGCATCTGTTGCAAGTCTGTTTGATAAGTTACCACCTGTTTGAAGTGGGTGTTGTGTATTAATAAGTGATACACCGTCACCACCAGGATTACTTCCTGCAGCTCCTGCAGCAGCAAAAGCGTCGTTAAGAATAGCGGCAGCTTTTACTTGCTTTGTGTTTGCCATTGAACGAGCAAGTGCTCTTGTATATCTCGCAGCGAGTCTGTCGTAGAGATTGTCCTCTACAGCTTCCTCTGTGATTGAGAATGCAAGTGCTACTGTTTCGTGTGTATAGCGTGCTGTGAATGTTTCGTTAGCTGTGTCGAAAGATACGCCTTCACCTTCTTGTTTGGTTGGGGCGGTTGCGAAACCTGCTAACATTACTTCTTCTTCAAATGCTCTGTCAGATGACTCAGCATCAAAGATCTCAGCGTGTTCATTGTCGTAGCGTGAATATTCCAAGCCGAACAGAGCGTTCAAACCTGGCTCTAACTCTTTAACGAGTTGACTTCTAGATATAGCCATAGTTTAACCTCCTATATACCTGCTGTATTAGCACTGTATAAGTGCTTGTTTATTTTCACGATAATGTTTGCATTGTCTGAAGATGTGTCGCTGTTTTCAGGATCTCCTGTTAAACCAACAATCTTCACTGCTGAATCTGCACCTGTGCCGATAGCTCCAGAATTAACTTCAACTTTTGATATTCCGTTAGTTGTAGAACCTGCGGCGTATGTCAGATTAGCTGTTGCTCCAATATCTGCGTTTGTGAATGCACCAGATACTTGAATTTCAAATAACTGGTCGGGATCATCAATCACGAAAGCTTTGATAATTCCATCAAATGCGGTTGTGGATGCTGCGTGATAGTTTCTGAAAGTGGGTTTTTGAGTTGTAGTATCTTTAAATTCTACACCATTTAAAACACCTACCATCACATCAGCGGCACCGTTAGCCACATTGAGAGAACCACCAGCAACCATCTCGACTGGATCACCCTGAAATATAGCGGTGTCATAGCCGTTAGCTATCAGGTATTGAGTTTGACCATTTGAAGATGGTGCGGAACCTGACATTCTTACAGCTCTAAAACCGAAAGGGGCGTCTTGATTTGCCATTGTAATACTCCTTAGTATATGTGTTGTTAGTAAGTGTTACGTCTAGGTCGATTAAAAATTATTCACTTTTCTTCGAGCCACCGAACGTAACTTTAGTTTGTCGCTCGGGTTTACTAATTGGCATTGAAGGGTGTTGTTCCTTTAGAAGATCGTTATCAACAGCGTCTTGTTGATTTTTACTTTGTTCGGAGTAGTATTGATCTCTCTCCGCTGCAATCTCTAATGGCACCTTTGCCAGTAATAATCCGCCCACCGAAACTATACCTTTGTGTTTTCCTTCAGACTCACTAGGAAATTGAAAGTCTGGATATTCGTCTGCTCGGACAAGTTCATAACCTTGTCTAATTCGACCGATAACATTTTTGTTATCTTCATATCCTCTAACTGATTCCCTAATCCATCTGAATTTATAACCCTCAGGTGGTGTTGGTGTGTCAAGCGAGCTAGGTAGCTGCCAGTGTTTTTTGCGTACTTCTTTATCCCTTGTGGATGCAGATCTCGGTGTCTTATTTACCATAATGTTACCTCCTCTGTAACTTTAGTTTTTCCGACGCATATTGCTCGTTGGAAAGACCAAGTCGTTTTGCGATAGCCGCTTCTGAACTTGACAACTTAACTACGTTGCGTCCTGTGCCTCTGTTTCGATTTGCGCTTGCAACAGTCTGGACGGGCTGTTGCGTTGCGGGTTCTTCTGTTGAAGAAGAATCTTGTTGAAACTTATGCGGGAGATTATCTCGCATACGTTTATCAATCTCAGTATAGTAGTAATCTGTTCTTGGATCAACCCCTTGATTAACTAAATCTTCGTGAATCGCATATGCCACATTGGTCATGACTTTATCTCTGCCAAACCAATCATTGTCCACGGCCCATGCTTCAGCTTTTGGGTCCTTAACAGGCTGTTGCTTCTGTGCTTGAGGTATTTCAACCTCTTTTTCTTTCTTTGGAGCCTTTGCTAGAGCTTCTTGTTGAGCTTTCATTTGCTCGTATCTAGCTTGATCAGATCCTAGTTTACCTATCTCAAGTTGTGCTGCAGCCATTGCTTCAGAGTCTTGATCATCCATGGCTTTTTTAAGTCTAGCTTTTGCAGCTTCCATAGAACTTTCGATACGTCCACCTTCAGCACCAACATACCCGGTATTTAATTTAGATAACTCATCTTGAATTTTATCTCTGTCGGATTTGATTGCTTTAGCAATCTCTAAAGCTTCTTCTTCACGTCGTCTAGATTCACCAAGTTGATAAGCATATTCATCAAATCTCTTTTGAACATTCTTACTATATTTTTCTTTTGAATCTTTTTTAGGTTCTTCCTCTTCTGTTTTAATCTCTTCTTGCTTTGATTTATCTTCAACGACGGGGGCTTCGTCTTCAACAACCTCTGCTTCAAAAGTATTTTCTTTTTGAGGAACTTCTATTTCTTTTTCTTCTGTTTGAGCAGCAACATCTTCACTCTCAACCTCAACAGAATATTGTTGTTTTTTGTTATCACCAGATTGCGCTTGCAGTTCTGCTACTTGTCTATCTACTTCGTTCATGTTACTACTCCTAAAATATCTTCAGGACTATCGACAGTCCCTAACACTTCATCATCATTTAAAATTCTAAGTTCGCCTCCCTCGATTTTAATTCGAGATCCAGCATATCGAGCAATGATTACCCAATCACCTTTTTTACACCAAGCTCCATTTGGAAATTTTTCTTTATCGGCATAAGCATCGGGTCCAACTTCTAGAACTAAAGCACAAACAGAAGCGATCTGTTGTTCTTCTACTGCTTTATCAGTTAATAAAACTCCACCTTTAGTTTTTCCTATACCTCTGTACGGAAGAACCACTAATCTCCAACCTGTTGGTTTGGGGACTTTACTTAGGTCAGTTTTTTCCTCTTCGGATTTCTCAGCGGGCTTTATCCCCACTATTTTTTTCTCGTCGGGCATAATCAGCCCCGTTGTCGACTTCATCGTCTACCTCCCATTTGCGGTACAGATCCCTAACATCTGCATCGAGTTTGCGAAGAGAAGTGAGCTGACCAACTAGGAATTGATAATTCGCCCAGTCCTCTACGTTTCCATCCATAATTACAGACTTTATATCGTCTTGTCTAGTAGTTATTAGACGTAAAATTGCTGAATATATGTTTGCTTCCAATTATTTCTTTTTAGTTATTAAACCCATAGCACCTTTTGCTCCCTTTATACCAAAGCTCGCACTGCAGGCGATATATAAAAGATGCTTGTAATAATCAGGTAGTGAATGTAAGGCTTCAAAACCTGCTTTAATGTGTGGTGTCCACCCGGGTATGAAGACTAGCACCGCTGGAATTAACAGGCATAGTAAAATCAGCTCGTCTTTCCAGCTGCCTTTCATTTGATCGACCGCACTGGCCTCCCACCCAATTGTTCCTGCAATTTGCTGTTCTTTGAGTGACTTCTGTGCTTTTATTTCAGTGAGTGCTAAGTCCGCCTTTGCTTTTTTAGTCTCAACGAAACCTTTCACCGTATCGCCTAGCAAAGATGTCAGGGGGCCTACTAGTAAATTAAACATTGGTAATTATTAAGTAAGCGACAACAACGACTGCGCCACCAAAGAATAACTTTCCTTTTTTATTTAATCTACCCCACCAATGACGTAGGTGATTCCATTTCATATTGATATATCCCATTAGAATACTCCTTTGAATGAGGTACCACGAATCGCAATACCAGTTCCTCTCATACCTTGAGAGTTAGGTCCCTTCTTAGGGGGAACTGTGCGTGTAAGTCTTTTACCTTCAACTGACCCACCATTTTTAAATTTTCTAACCATACCACCGTCTTTACCTTGTGGAGACTCTGCGTCTATCTCTTTTCTTTTATCTAACTGATTTAAAATTTTTTTAAACTTATCAAACTGTGCTTGAGTTTTTATATCTCTATAAGAGTCTACTCCCACAGCCTCTTCTGCTGCATCAATAATTTTTTGTGATACTGATAGTCCTCCACCGAAAGTTAGTTTCTTATCAATGAAAAGACCTACCTTTTCTTTAAAGCTAGTTTTTTCGTCAGCCACTAAAATATCCCTTTAAATTTTGTTCCACGAATAGCAGCGCCCTGACCACGGACTTTTGTGCCTTTGTTCATCATGCCGCCATTAGCTTTTTTAACTGGCTTCTTCATTCTCTTTTTTACTTCTCCACCTTTAGCCATTTCATTAGGATCAAATCCTGTAACTTCCATAAAAATTTCTCTAATATCCTCTTCATCTAGCTCTTTAAGAGGGTTATCACTACTGTCGTCATAACCAGAATCTTCGTACTCTTTTTTAATGTACTTTATCATTTCACTTTTAGACATCGCCATGATTAGAATACTCCCTGAAAACCTTTTCCTGTGATGGCTGCTCCTGTACCTCTTGATACCATACCGCCGTTAGCTTTTTTCTTTGGCTTCATATCTTTAGCCATCTTCATTTCCTTTTCAGTAGCTGGGCGTAAGCCAATCTCTAAAACCATACCACCAGATTTTTTCTTCACAACGCCACCTTTTTTCATGTAGCCCATTTTGTTTCTCACGCCAGTGGGTAATTTTGATAGTCCTGGATTTTTCTTTTTATCAACTGGTTTTAACATTAGTGTATCGTCCTATTTGTTTGAGGAATAACCTCGTATTTATAATTTGCCAATAACTTTAACAAATCTTGAGTATCTTTTAAACCTAATTCTTTGTTCATCGCCCACTGTCCTGCAGCTAAAAAAGCACTAGCAATCGCTAATGCATCAACCTCTTGTGAAACATAAAGAACGTGTAAAGCTTTAAATTCATTAGTGAGAGACTCCACAACTTTTTGATCAACGGTCTCCCAAGGAGTAGCTTTTTCTTTTTTTGACATTTTGTTTACCTGCCTTTTGTAGAGGCATCTATTCTCTCTCTTTGAACAGCAGTTCTTTGATTTTGAATTCTTTGTTGTTGAGCAAGTCTTGCGGCATCAGATCGTTTTTTATAGCTTAATTTATCTTCTTCTAATTTTCTTTTGGATAAATCGTCTGCTGCATCTAAATTAATTTTTTGTTGTTCTTGATCGATCTCTTGTTGTTTTAGTGCAACTAAAGGATCTTGTTCTTGACCAAAAGGTATGACCTCTTGTTCTTCAGCGACCATTTCGTTTGTCATCGCCGCTACTTTAACAGCAACTAATTTTTCAAGTTGTGCTTGGAACTGAGCCTGTAATTCTGGTGGCACTTCTCCACCAAATTTTTGTATCTCTGCTTGTAGTGCAGGACCATTTTCCGTCATCACTTCTTGTCTTGCCATCGCTGATGTATGTTCAACAACGTGTGCTTGAAGAATGGTTGCTACTTGAGGATTATTTCTAACTAAGTACGAACTCATAAAAGCTCTATGTGCTTCGATGTGAGCGATATGATCTTGATCTGGAAATACTGTAAGTTGCCCCATCATTAGTGATTGTGCGTTTTCTACACCAGGATCAATGGGTTGTGGGCCCATGGGTGGGGGAAGAATACTTTCAATGTCTTGCACACCAAGTGCCATATACATTCTTCGATATGCTTCGTAAAGATTGTGAACATCAGGTGCCGCTTGTGCTAATTGTAATTGTGTTTGTGCCAACATAATTCGTTGACTCATAGAGAATATGTTTGGATCGGATACAGGTAAGACATCGACTCTATCATCGAAGTCTTGTTGCTTAATCATTCTGTTTCCACCTGCCACATTGTATGGATACTCTGGCGGTAGACTTGTTGCGAATAATCTAGCTAGTAATTGAAACTCTTCTTTTTGTGCGTAGTGACATCTTTTGTGAATAGCTGACATTACCTTGGAGCCCTGTTCGAGTAGTGCCATGGTGGTACCAACAGGATTGGCTTGGGACCCATCGCCCACTTTCATATCTGCTATGGCAGCGAACCTTCGACCAGCGTCCACGACAAAACCTAAAAGTTGAAATAAGGTTCCATCGGGTCCTTTGTAAGGTAGAGGCATCAATGCATTTCTTAAATCTCCACCCGGTGCATCCACATCTCTGAATTCGCCAGGCATTAAAGGTTCTTCATCATCTCTGACTCTGAGTCCTCTTGACTTAAAACCAGCAGGTAAGTTGGATAATGTACCTGCATCTAACAATGCTCGAAGCGCTGCTGTGGCTGTGCGAGTTAAGCCACCGAGCATGTGTACTAAACCAAAACCATAAAATCCAAGACCAGGTAAGAACTTGTAATGGACAAAATATTTTTGTCTCATAAACATCGGATCGTTTTCTAAATAGTTTCGATAGATAGATAAAATTTTTCCTGTGCCTTGTTCTAAGGTCACGACATAAGGTAGTTTTAGTCCTGTGGGCTCACCATCTTGACCCAAGTTTTCATAACCCTCTAAATCTAAATCAACATGCATTTCTAATAATTCATATTGACCTGAGTATTCAGATTTTTGCACGCCCTCTAACTCGTCGTACTTTTCTTGGATGTCAGAATACGAAGAATATAATTCGTCGTTGTCGTCAATTTCTATATCTCTATAGAAACCAGAAATCATTTGTCTCTTCAAATCGTTCGGAGAAATTTTTATGACGTGAGTGATTCTTTCTGCATCTTCTAATTCTGATGCGCCGTAGTTCACAACGAGATCTTCACTCGGAATAAATTTTGCACACGGTCTTCCCATGTTGCCATCGTAGTAAACTTTTTTAAACGCACTTCCTGCAAGCGGTAAGTGAAATAACATTTGATCCATCTCAGGATCGTATTCTTTCATCTGATAAGTTATCTCATAGTTCATAAACTCTTTGACTCGTTCGGCTTGTTCTTCTACCTCTGGTGTCGCTGCACCGACGATAGATGTTTTAACGGGACCACCCGCAGGCAGAAGTTCTTTATATGCTCCTGCTTGAAACTGCGTGACGGCCTCTGCGAGTAGTGGATGAGAAACTGATGCTGCTCCTCTAAAAGGATCGGAGCGTTCTATGTATTTAAAACCTAAAAGGTCTAATCCTCTAATGTAAGATTGCTCCCAATCTTTTCTAGAGGTGTGATCGACAGAGAACTGTGATCGTAATTCGTTTGATAATTTTGCGAGAGTCTCCTCTTCTATTTCTTCAGCTAAATTGCTGGCGAACCCTTCTGCTGTGCCCTCGGGCGACGGACCAAGAGAGGCTATTTCATCACTCTCTTCTCCTTCAATCTCAACTGCAAGGTCTGCATCTTGCACTGCTTGTTCTAAATTTGAAACTTCTTCTTCGACACCCGTCGGTGCCCCGTTTAATGTTTTATCAACTTCTGCCATTTAATCTTTATACCCTAAGATCCATAAAAAGCAATCTTACGCTTTGGTCTCCAATCCACAGGTTCGTCGTCCTCGTGAATCAATGCACCGAACTGTCGGTAACGCATTAATGCTTGTGTCATACTATCAACGTAGTCGTCGTTTCTACCATAAGGGAAAGCAGCACATTCTTCAATAACTTCTTCTGCCCATTTGTAATTAGGATACCAAATCATTCCACTTTCAAAAAGTGGAGAAACGGAGTTGACTCTCACCATTTTGTCGTTTCCTCTACTTGGTGTAAAATTAATCACAGGGATACCCATGGATTGTAGCTCGTGTGTTAGAGGAAGACCACTGGCTTTCGCCTCAATGATAATCTGTTCTGGTTGCCAATAATCATTCTTCTCTAATGCAATTCTTTTTAGCTCAGGGAAATCCCATCTACCTTTGTCGGCCTCCATTAAAATAACATTCTGTTTACCTGTCACCTCGTTGTGAAAAACTCCCCATGTTGTAATCGCTGAGAAGTCTGCTGTCGTCTTACTTGAAAAAGCTGTATCATAACTTTGTATGATATATTGCAACGGTGGTTGTTCTCTTTCCCAACATTGCCACCACTCTCGTTTAATAATACTTGTCTCTTCTGATGTCGGTTGTTGTTGCCACTGTGCGTTCCACTTGGCAACGGGCAAGGAAGCTTTGACTGCATCGAGTTGATCCTTCTTCCAATACTCTGGCCATTGTGGTTGTCCGTCGTCCGTGATTGCTGGGAAGTCTACAATCTCCCACTTGTCAGCTAGTGGATCTTTCGATTGTGCTTCCATTAATCTTTCTGTTAGATCGTCCTCGGACCAACGAGTCATGACCACGACGATTGATCCGCCTGGTTGAAGACGCTGACGAGGTCCTGAGGTGTACCACTCCCATGCGTTCTCCATAGAAGTTTTCGATAAAGCGTCTTGTTCGGAATGTGGATCGTCGATAATGAGTAAATCTGCACCTCTACCTGTTATTGAACCACCGACACCGGCTGCGAAGTATTCTCCGCCATGATTTGTTTCCCATCGACCTGCTGCCTGTGAGTCCGCACGTAGTTCACTTTCGGGGAAGATGTAACGATACTCTACTTCGTTCATCAAGTTTCTGACTTTACGACCAAAACGATATGCTAACTCTGCTGTATGGGTGGTTTGAATAATTTTCAATTTAGGGTTATGCCCCATCATCCAAGCAGGGAAGAGGTAACTAGCAAATTCTGACTTAGTATGTCGGGGGGGCATGTTGACAATTAATCTAGAAATTTTTTTATCCCTGATGGCTTCTAGTTTTTGTGCAATGATTTTATGGTGTCCCCCCTCTATGAAGTCGGGCCATATGGATTTTACAAAACTGCTAAAGGAGTCCCTTGCATTTTTAGCAGATTCTAATTGAAACTTTTTGAGTTCTAACTTTTTCAGGAACAAGCGTTGATCTTCCTGAGACATGGAACCCAGATTTGAAAGAAAATCGGTCATCTTTTGTCTATATATTTATATATATAGTCACCTATATACAATGTCAAATTTAGGGGGGATACCCTACTTCAGTAATTTATATTGTATATTTCATATTCCTTTAGTATCTCTCGCGATTTTTGGCAGGCAGGCGCGTAATAATTTATTACGGCTCACGGCTCACGGATCACGGCGCAGGGAGCTATGCGCTAACCGATAGTAATATTTTATGACTTGTTGTTAATTGTTCCTCTTGGTGTTGTTGGTTGGTGTCAATGAGCCATGAATAATTAATCACGGCTCACGAATAATTTAATTATAAATAAACGGCTCTAATATAAATTATAGCCATTATTACACCGATAATTATAAAAGCAGTAATCATAATTATATAGACGGATTAATTTATTATTTATTCCATGTTATAGGATTTTATATAGATGATAAATCATACATGGAACAATTTAAAAGGCATTGTACGGCTCTTAAAACGGGAAAAAAGAAGTAATAAATATCAAATTTTCTTTATTCTTTGACGACGGCTAACGGCAAGTTAAAAAAAGGCTTAAATATTAAATAAAGCTAATTAATTCAATAAGATTAAATCATATAGATAAACATATAATTTTTTATAAATGTTTATTTATTTATATGGGTTTTTCTATATATTTAAATCAGAAATAAAGAATATTCAGAAAGGAAAATAGACTAATGAATATTAACTTAAAACAACTTATTAATATTTTATCAAATGATAATATTAATGAACGAGAAAAAGAAAAATATTTCAATTTCTTTTTTTCAAAAAGATTTGAGTATTATGGGGACGCTAACTACGATAAACAAAAAGCGCTTATAAAAATCTTATCCAACAGATTAGAAAATGAAAGTTTTTCAATCTTTTGGTGTCATTATTATAATGAGCCAGTTTTTGAAATGTATGGTGATATTTATTATGATGATCGAGAGAACACGATCAGCGAGGGCGCATATTCTGATAATTATTGTCATTGTGAGGATTGCGAGCAAACAATTCACTACGATAATTCAACCTATATTAATGATGCTCATTTTTGTAATTCTTGTAGAGATGATAGTTTTTATTGGTGTAGTAATTGTGATGAGTGGATTAGCAACGATAGTTGTTGCGAATGTGATACTCAAGATGATGACTATAATTTATTCGCTTATAATTACAGAATAGCACTTCAAAATTATGGTCAATCAAAATTGAAGTATGGGATTGAATTGGAGCTCGAAGTAAGATCAGATTTTTACAGATTTGATATTGTTGAAGAACTTCACGATATAATGAAAAAAGACGCGATTTGTAAACGCGACGGCTCACTATGTGAAGAAAATGGCTTCGAACTTGTTTCAACCAATGCTGATTTTGATTATCATAAAAACCATTTATGGAACGATTTTTTCAAATTAAATTTGCATGAAAAAGTCAAAGGCTATCACGGTCATCAAACAGGCTATCATATTCACTTCTCAAGAGAGCCATTTACTGTTTCAGAAATGAAGCGATTAAATGCTTTTTATCACAATCCAGAAAATAGAAGTTTTTTAATTGATATTTCTGGGCGAGAAAGCACCTACGCTAAATATTTAAATGATATTACTATTGCTGATGATATTGAAACTTACGGAGATGATTTCAAGTTTAGAGCTATAAACTTCAATAATAAAGATACAATAGAAGTCAGAATATTTAGATCAAACTTAAAACCAATTTCATTTTTTAGAAATCTTGAATTGGTGCATAGTATTAATCAATTTATTTTAAATAGCGCTGATAGTGTCAAATACACAGAATATTTTGATTATCTTTTAAACAATCCAACAAAAGATTATATTAATCTTTTATTATGGCTTGATGATAAAGAATATTTTAGTCATTTAGAGCATATTGAGGATTTTAAAACTAGATACAATGATTTTAAAAATCTTGTTATGGATTTTAAAAGAGATAATCAAGAATTAATTTTATTAGAAAGTGAGAATAATTAAAATGTGCTTAATCATTTTAGTAAACGATACTAAGTCATTATCTTTTAAAGATATGGAAACGGCTTACAAAAGAAATTCCGACGGCTTCGGGATTATGTATATGAATAAACAAAATGAATTTGTTTCAGAAAAATTCTTACCTAAGAATTTCAATGAAGTAAAAAACTTTTTTAATGTTCATAAAGTAAATGCAAAAAATCAAATTGCTATTCATTTCAGATTTACAACTGAGGGAAAAACAAACAAGAAAAATTGTCATCCTTTTATTAGTTATAAAACTGATCAAAGGCAAATAGGCTTTATGCACAACGGCGCAAGATTGCCAATACCATTAATCAATAAAAATTATTCTGATACTTGGCACTTTAACGAGCATTATTTAAAAGCAGTATTAAGAAAAAATCCTAATCTCATTTTAAATAGTGATTATCAATCAGAATTAGAAGATCATATTGATCAAGATAAGATGATTTTCTTAGATAGTAAGTCAGAAAAATTTATTATCATTAATGAAACAGTAGGTAATTATCGTGGTGGGAATTGGTTTAGCAATGACTATTGGCACAATATGCCAGTAGTCAGCTATCGGATTGATAATGATTTTAATTATTATGGTAATAGCCATATTTTAGAAAAATCATTAAATGATTATCACATTGACTTTTTATCAGATGATGAAATTAAAAAATCCGATAATCAGTCAATATATGATTTTGTTGATGACTGCTTTTACAGTGAGGATATGAGCCCGATTTATAATCTAGTAGATAGATATAAAAAGAAAGTATCTTAAATTTATTCAATAGCCTTTTAAATAAGGCTATTGACTAGATTTAAATATATAAAATCCTAGTGATAGATCATACCAGAAATATTTTTTATATATCTGTATGGCTCTTAAAATGGAAAAATATTATCTAGTAGAAAGTAAAAAGAAATGGAAACAGAAAAAAGAAAAAAATTTGTTAAATTTTCTAATTTGAGATTACAAAATGCAATTAATCATATCTCATTAATTGGTAAACTAGCAAATAAAAGAGCCTACCAATATTCTGAAAAGGATATAAACATAATTTCTAATGTTCTTTTAAATGAGGTTGAAACAACAATTAGAAAATTAAGAAAGTTAGAAAAAATAGAAAGTGAGGATTATATAAAATGATTGGTATTCAATTAGATTTATTTTATGATTATGATTTTTATAACTCATATTCATTTGACCATTTAGCCTGAATTAAAATTTAT